CAATGGAAGATTACCTAGACGGAATAGTTAAAGGTGACACAGCACAAGTGGATAAATATATAGCTGACTGCTTGGCTGTTAAGGATAAATATCCTAAAGAATAAAAGCACAATTTATAATTTGATTATTAATTTAATCGGGGCGTAAGAAACCCCTGTACCCAAAAGGAATTAGACATAAATGGAAAATAGAGTGGAACGCTTAGAACAAACAATTGCCCGACACGATGAACAAATAGCTAAGCTGTTCTCCCAAATGTCAGATATGAATGTACACCTAACGTCTATTCAAAAGACTTTAGACCAAATTAAATACATAGCCGTAGGTATGGTTATTTACTTCTCATTACAAGAGCTTGGATTCTTCGCGGCTTTTAAAGTGGCTTCTAAAGTAGTGGCCTGATGATAACCTTACTGACAAATGCTATTCCAGTTGTTCTAGGATTTCTAGCCAAGCTAACAGCCATTAAGACGCAACTTGCAGCAGACAATCAAAAGCTTATGGTTGAGGCGTTGATGGTTAAGGCGGATGCTATTAATCAAGCAAGAGAGGCACAACAAAAGGAGTCACCTTATTCAGCCTTCACGCGAAGAGTATTCATATTTGTGGTCTTAGGTATGGTGGTTTTCATGGTGGTGGCACCAGCGCTATTAGACATACAAACCGTAATTCCAGTAGTTAGAGAAGGTTTTAGCTTCTTAGGTTTTGAAATTACACCCGATAAGACGGAATTTATTACCGTCAAAGGAATGCTCCTACTAGAGGAGGTACGGGCTGTATTTGTCATGATAGCTGAAATGTTCTTCGGAGCAACATTAGCTAAATCGCGGTAATAGTATGGATTTAGAAAAACAAATTAAAATAAATTATTTACTAACTTACCAAGCGATGATGACAGTAACTTTGTTCTGGAGTTGGTATTTAACTAAAGGAGAATAAAAGATGAATGATAAAATAATGACTGGAATAATTGGCTTGATGTTTGCTTTTCTTGCGTTTCTTGGCTCTCAGTTGTTCCAAGCCAACAATGACATTGTAAGATTAAAGCAAGGGATGAATTTACTCGTCACCCCAGATATGAGAATAGTGCCATCTGGCAAACACGCCTCACACGAACTTGCTCGTGTTAAATTAGAGGCTCGGATTAAAGCATTAGAAGTGCTCAATGAAAAGTAATAACTCTATGGAGAGATGCGATATGTGTGGTGTTTTTGATTCTCAATTAAATGTGGGGTTATGTAATCAATGTCACGAGCAATATAAGCCTGTGTTTTTCAAACCATTAAGCATGATAAAGCGTTTTAAGTTATTCATTAAAAACAAATTTAATAATAGGAGAAGTAAAATGTTAAGATATAAAGTACCAGAAGCACCTAAGAAGAAAACACCTGCTAAGAAAAAGAAGTCTAAGTAGTTGATTCTTAAGGTAATTTAGTATTATAATGTCATCAAACGGAGAACCTTATGACCTTTAGAGAACTTATTAATGAAGTCCTAATCAGGTTGAGAGAGGACACCATTGCTACCGATTGGTCGGGTAATATCAATGATAGTACAACAGTAACTGACTATCAGAAAGTTATTGGCTCACTGATTAATGACTCTAAACGTAACATTGAATCTTATCACGATTGGTTAGTTTTACGTGAGACTAAAGATATAACTACCGTAGCAGGTACTAGAAACTACAGTTTAGCTTCTGGTCAAGAGATTAAGATTATTGATGTTGTTAATCAAGCAACTGGAAATAACTTAATTCAAGTATCGAGACAGTATATTAATTCTACACTTTACCCTAGTGAGAACTCAGGGGAGCCTTGGTATTATGCTTTTAATGGTGCTGACTCTTCTAACAATCTTAAAGTAGACTTAGAACCTAAACCAAACTCAGTACATACTATTTCATTTGACTTGGTTAAATTCCAGGATGAGTTAAAAACAGCTGCAACTACATTAAAGATACCTGAGAAACCAGTTATCCTTGGTGCGTGGGCTAGGGCTGTAGCTGAAAGAGGTGAAGATGGTGGAACACAAACAAGTATTATAGCTGCTGAAGTAAGCGAATCTCTCAAGCAAGCTTTAATCAGAGATAGTGGTAATACTCAATATGAAACAGACTGGTTCATTAGGTAATGGCTAAACAACTATCATATAAACCATTAGATAGCATTGGCATTAATGGGCTTAACACTCAATTCAACCCTACTATTTTAGAGTCTAGTTGGTTAACTAAAGCAGATAACATTATACTTAGGGAGTCTGGTCGTATCTCTTTTAGGAAAGGATTAAAACAGAATGTACTAGCTAATACAGATGGAACGGCCTCCGCTGCTTTAAAGATTGGCTCATTAGTTGAGCATAAAGACGGCTCAACAAATAAAGTATTTGCTGGTATAGGAACTAAGATTTATACTGTTGACTTTACAACTCCAGATACACCTTGGACTGGTTCTTTTACAGCTGGTACCGCTTCAGATTGGCAATTTGTTAATTTTAATCAAGGCTGTTATGGCTTTCAAGTATCAAACCCTCCTATTAAATATACTTCATCAACGTGGGCGGTAACTACCAACAAGCCAACTGGTGTTACTACGTTCGACCCAAGTTGCGGTATGGGGTATTACGGTAGAATATGGGCAGGTGGGATTACAGAAGAAAAAGATGTAGTTTATTATTCAGATACATTACAAGGCGATACCTGGACTGGCGGAGCCTCAGGTGTTATTGATTTAAAAACCGTATGGGGTACAGACGAGATTGTAGCTATCGCACCGATGTTCGGCAAGCTAGTAATCTTTGGTAAGCATAACATTGCTATTTATAACGGACCAACTGACCCAGATACTATGGTGCTAGATGAAGTTATTAAAGGTATTGGCTGTGCTTCAAGAGATTCGGTAGTATCTATTGGTGATGATTTATATTTCTTATCTTCAACTGGTGTACGTTCATTAAACAGAACAACTGAAAAAGACAAGATGCCTCTGCAAGACTTGTCGTTAACAATTAAAGATACATTAATTAGAAACATATCAAACAGTACAAATACTAAAGCAGTCTATATTGAGAATGAAGGTATTTATGTGTTGTCTTTTGTAGATAAGAATATTACCTATGTGTTTGATATTAAACACCAGACACCAGCTGAAACTCCGAGAATAACTACTTGGACGTTTGATGGTGATAGAGAGCCAGCGAGTTTTGCTTATACAGAGTCAAAAGATTTACTTGTAGGACAACAAGCAGGAGCAGTTTCTACATACGAAGGTTACTTTGATAAAGATTATGTAAGTGGTGGTACATATACTTCTACTTCTTATACTGGAAGTTTCAAAACTATCTGGATTAACTTAGGTGATTCCGTAGTGGCTTCTTTATTAAAGAAAATGAAAGCAGTTATCAGTGGTGGTTCTGGAACTAACATAGGTGTTAAGTGGTACAAAGACTTTAGCTTAACGCCTTCTAAAACACACTCGTTCTTGTTAAATCCAACAACTACAGGAACTGTGTCTTTATATGGAGCTTCTACTTCCTTATACGGTGCTTCTAAATACACACCTTTATATGGATTAAAGGAATACAATATTCCATTAACAGGAAGTGCTAAACACTTACAGATTGAAATGAGCGGTGAGACTAACGGGTATGTGGCTTCATTACAAGACATGACATTATTATATAAACAAGGGAAAATACGATGAGTAATTACACAATCGCAGTAGCTTGGAGTGGTAAGGATGCTTTATCAGACTCAAACCCAGCCAAGGTAATTTCAGGTGATGACTTTAATACTGAGTTTACAGCAGTACAAACAGCAGTCAATACTAAAGCAGAACTTAACGGCTCAGCAACGGAGTCTTTTAGTGCTACTACAGCAAGTGCTGGTACTAATACTACACAGGTAGCTACTACAGCTTATGTTCAAACAGAACTAGGAGATTACACAACAACAACTAATCCTACATTAAATGGCACTATATCAGGCACAGGGTTTAAAGATGAAGATGATATGGCATCTGATAGTGCGACTGCGTTAGCATCACAACAATCTATTAAAGCTTATGTAGATGCTCAAGTTGCTTCTGCTACTATGACTTGGACTTACATAACAAGAACTACGTTAGTATCTGTGAGTGGGTTAAGTAACAATACTTGGTCAACTCAAACAATACCAGGTACTATCCCATCTACAGCTTCAGCTATTATTATAAGTGTTTATCTTGATACAGACGATTCATCTAATTTAACAATGTACCTTAAATCAAGTTCAGTCTCTGAAAGAAGTATTGGCTACTCTATTTCAGATAACAATAGTGATGACTCATCGGGTTCATTTAATACAATAACAATACCTTATACATCTACTATTGATGTCAAGTATTCAGGAAGTAATCAAATAACTGGTCATTTTTATATTGATGGTTATATTAGCTAATGAAAGACTTAGATAAACAATTACCTATATTTAAAGAGAACCTTAACCATTGGTTGATAGGTAACTCTAATGCTGTAGAGTTTTGTTTAGATATGATTAAAGCTATTCACTTATGGGATGACTTAATTGATAAAGATAATAAGATTGAAGATGAGGACGTTAATGATGTGTTTACCTTCTTAATGGTAGATATGCCTCTTAATCCGTTCTACGTTGTTAATCAAAGAGACATAGCACCTATGATGAATAATATAATACTCAAGTGGCATACAGCGAATGTCTTTGAGAAAGAGAAAGAAAAGAATGATATAGATAAAGCTTATATGTTGAGAGCTGAGTTATATCAACTGTTTGTTTTATGTGCTACCTTGATAGGTGGTCGAAAGTGGGGTAGAGAAATGTCAGTAAGTATTTGGAGAAGTTACATCGAAACTGTAAAAGAATTAACTAAGGAGGTACATAATGCCTGATATTACAGCAGCAACGCTAGGCGCAGGTTTTCTACAAAGTAGGTCCGCTAAAAGTGCAGCGAACACACAAGCAGATGCTCAAATAAGAGCACAAGAGTTAGCTTTAGAGCAGTCTATGCCTTGGTCAACTTCAGGTTTATTCGGTTCAGCTAAGTTTGACCAAGATACTAGAGAAGCTAAATTAGGTTTAGATTCTGACTGGCAAACTGAGTATGACCTTGCTCTGGCTGGCGCTAAGAAACAAAGAGGCTACATTGCTGGAATGGAAGCAGACCCTATGGCTGCTGGTAAGAAGTTTTACGATATGCAGAAAGCCCTCTATGCCCCTGAACAAGAAAAAGACAGACTAGAGTTAGAGAAGAGGCTAATAGCTCAAGGTATGTTTGGTTCTACTGGAGGTGGTATTCAAGTGGAAGCTCTTCGTAAAGCTCAAGAGATGCAAGACTTAGAAGCACAGTACGCTGGTTTAGATAAAGCTCAAGAGATGATTGATACTTATACAAGTAGAGCAACTGACGAACTTGGAACGGCTGAAAGTATTGGATTGTTACCTCTTAAGTATGCTAATTTAGGTAGAGGGTTAGGTCAGGATATGGGAAGTATTGCTAAAAGTGGTGCTGAGATGCGTTCAGCTGCTGCTGCTACTAGAGCAATGGGACAGGTCGGCTCAACTAGAGCTTTGACTGGAGCTTTTAAAGACTTATATGCTCCTAAACAACCGTATGCGCAGTACACTCCTCCAGGGTGGCATGATATAACTAATCCTACACCTACATTTAATATAAATGACTTAAGTGGTGTTAGATAAAAGGAGATAAAATGGCTGAATATAAAAACGGTGTCTTAAGTTTTAATCAAGAAGAATATGGAGCTGACCTACTACAGCCTGGTTTGAGAGGTATGTTTGGCCTTCAGAACAAAGAAGAGGCTGTTGAAACGATACTTCAAAATGCTGATTATAGTACCCCTGAGGGGCGTAGGGCTGCTTTAGAGAAGATTAGAAGTGTTGATATAAATGCTTTCCATAAGTACTCTGAGATGAATCAAAAGTATGAAACTGAAGAGCTTAGTTTACAAGAGAAACAGAATAAACCTAAACTTGAGCGAGCTTGGAGTAGCAAAGGTTATACTGAGGCTTTACAGTTATTTACTGAAACACAGCTAGGCCTATCTAAAGAAGCAGCTGCTCAGATAAAGAACGATGGTGATGCTTTAAAAGCAATTAGAACTTATGCTACTCGAATGGGTCAGTTAGATACAAATCTAGTTTCTGATATTAATTCTAATCTAGCTAACTTCTTAAAGAGGAGTAAAGAGGTTTATTTCCGTGCTAATGCTTTTACTGATTTCAGTGAAGAAGGTAAGACTTATGGTATGCCTGATACTGGTTACAATACTTCAAATAAAGCTAAACGTATAGAAATAAAAGCAGGACCTGGTGCGGGTTATCAAAATATCCCTGGTATTACTCAAGTGGACCTTGAGAGTTCTGGATTTAGTCGTAATTTGCAAAGTGAGCGGGCGCATATTGACGTTTTAAGTAAATTAAGAAATATTGAGCATAGACTACGACCTACTCTTTTTGGAGGTTTAACTCTATCTGCTAAAGAAGAAGCTATTAATGAAAGAAATAAACCAGCTTTCCAATGGTTCTACACACAAGGTTCGGCTTACTTTTCCAAGCACCCTCAGTTGCTAGAAGAAGCGTCTAAAGACCCACTAGTTTGGTATGAGGAAAACATTAAAGGTACTACTAAATAATGGCTATACCATCCTTAAGAGAAACTTTAGGTTATGAGTCTTATACCCCTCCTCCTCCAGAAAGTCTTACCTACGTTGAGGGGTTTAAAGGTAAGCAAGACCTATCTACGGACTTAGGGCGACAAGCTTGGGCCACCTCTGGTCTGTTTGGTTTATTAGTAAGTAAATTATATAGTGAAGACTCTCAAAGAAAATGGTTCGTACAACGTAATGCGGTTGATTATGATTACAATAAATTACAACAACGTATTGATTTCTATCAGAAGAAAGCTGATACGGTAGGATTAACTAAGAAAGAACACACTGATGCCACTGAAGCTATTGCCCGTAGGAATTTAATTAAAGAAGATTTAGAGTTTGTTTATAACAACCTTGATGGTAACTTAGATGCTGCTATAGATACAGAAGGTAATTCCTTTAACGATAGATGGGGGGTAGACGCTAACGAAGAAGATGGTTTATTAGAACTCCTTAGTATATTTATCGATAATCCCAGCTACGCGGGTGGTGTTATAACAGCTGAAGTTATTAAGGATTTACCTTTCTTTGGGGTTGCTAAACTACTAGGTGTTGCCCATAAAGGTATGAAAATCTCTGAGGTAATAGCTAAGATTAATAATAGATTAGGTAAGATTCAATCTAAAGCCACTAGAGGTTTAGCTCAGCTAGGTACTGGTGTTGGTATAGGTACTGTAGGTGGTGCTAGTTATGAAGCTATGTATTCTTCTTTAGAACAAGGAGAAGTTAAATCAGAAGAAACCTGGATGGGTGCTAAGTTTGGTGGGGCTTTTGGTGTACTAGGTGGTCTAGGTTTTATGTATAGTGGTAGTAAACTATCTAGAGCTGAGGCTGCTATAACTGAGACTGTAGGTGTTACAAGTAGAGGTGGTAAAGGTATTACAGATGGTGTTAAGAAAGAAATAAGTAAGCCTGCTTCGGACATTTTAAATAATACTAGAAAGTTAGCTGAACGTGATGATTCTTCTAGAATCTCAAATCAAGCTCAAGAGACTACAATCTTAAAGGATTATGACCAAGATATACTACCTGCGGTTAAAGACCAAGATGTAGGTATTTTTACTGATTATAGCGAAGTAGATAAAAGAATTAAGACCCACGTTAATGATAAAGCTTTAGAGCTTGAGCGTAAGCAAATGCTTAAAGAGTATGAAGAAGCTATAGCTAATCAAACCGACTTTAAAGGTTTTCCAGTTAATAAGATAACTTCAAGGCAAGATGCTGTAATTAGAAATCCCGATGCTTATAAGCTGTTTAGATTATCTGAAAGTAAAGCATTCGGTGCTAATATCTTAGACCATATTGAACAGACAGGTAGTGTAGCGGGCTTACCTGCTGATTTAAAGAAGGCTAATTATGAACGTACCTTTAATGAATTAAATAAGGTAGATGCTGAGTTTGTAGGTCCTAAACCTTTAGACCAGTTAGATGAGACTACTAACCCACCTCCTTTAACTCCAGAAGAAATAGCAGCTAAAGAAGCTGAAGATATAGCTAAATCTAGGGTAGGTGTTGAAGAAGCTGAAGTAACACCTCCACCTCAACCTGGTTTGTTAGGCAAAGCTTTAGAAAGTTATCCTAAAACAACAGCCGCTATAGGAGCAGGGGTTGGTTATGGTTTATCTGATGCTGAAGGTGAAGAGTTATTTGGAGCCGCTTTAGGTGTAGGTGCTGCTTTAGTTGGTCCTAAGGCTTATAAAGTTTTAACAGGTAAGGGTTTAAAAGCCTCAGCTATGAAAGTTAAAGTAGCATTATCTAAGTCTATAGAAGCTTTCTCTACTCAAGCTAAGATATTCGAGTTCCAGATGCAAGAGGTTCTTAAGGAAGTAGCTGAAGTATTCCCTGAAAATACAGGTATGGACCTTATTAATGCTATTGAAGACCCAAGTATTAAACTAACTGGGAGGCGATTAGAAGTACAGAAGAAGGTTGAAGCCTTATTAAATACTATAGGTGAACAAGCTAAGGGTATTGGATTACTACGTGCTAAGGGTAGTGTTCGGAAGCTTAGCTTTGGTAGTTATAATAAAGATGGTGTAGGTGCTTTCTTAAATAATTACTTCCCTCACATGTTTAACAAGGAGCTTAGTGAAGTAGAAATTCAAAAGTTAGTTAATGTTTATTTAAAAGAATCTAAGAATATTAAAGAACGTACTCTTAAGCAAACTATAGCTTGGATTAATGAGAACCATCGAGATAAGAATATAATAACAGACCCAGTTAAAGCTTTATCGTTATACACTCAAGCGATGACTAGAACTATCTATGGTAAGAACTTAATTAACTCTTTACACGGTCTTAGTTTAAGCCCTGATGGTACTAGACATCTACCTGCTTTAATGTCTAGAGATGTATATGATAGTCTAAGGAAGACAGAAGCTAAACACGGGGGTCTAAGTGACCAAGAGGCGCTTCATTACCAAGAGTTTGAACACCCTACTTTAAAAGGTTATGTAGCACACTCTGATATTAAACCTTTAATTGATGACCAGTTTGCTTTACTACGGAAAGGTGGTGTAGGTGAGGTTATGGAAGGTATTCTTAAACTTAACAACACACTTAAGAGAATCTTCGTATTTGGTTCATTATTCCACGCTCAAGCTCTATTAATGTCAGCTGCTTATTCTTTAGGTAGACACGGTTTAACTAAGAATGTTAAAGGTGGTAAGGTTACTGTCAGAGATGAGAATGGTAATCCACTTAAAGATGAGAATGGTGATGTTATTTATAGACAAGGTGATTTCTCAGACCTTAAGATTGGGTCTATGGAGTTTAGAGAGTTAGCTGAAGAGTTTATTAAAGATGATCTTGAAATCATTAACATTAAGAGGTCTGATTTAGTTGACCCTGGTTTTGAGGACGTTGTTAACTTACTTGGAAAAGCTGGGTTTGTAGGTAGAGGTATGAATAAGGTCTTTGAGAAGACAGACTACCTTACTTGGGAATACTTCCACGATAGATTTAAGATAGCAACACATATGCAAAAGAAGCAGAAGCTTATAGATGAAGGTATTGACCCTGTTACAGCAGGTAAACTAGCTGCTAGGTTTGCTAATGATGCTTATGGTTCTTTGAATTGGAATGACTTTGCTACGAGGTTATATACTTATGCTTCCAATAATCCTGATAAGGTTAGAGGTGTAATGGCCGATAAACTAGCAGGTATCTTACCTGTAAATAAACGTAGATGGTTAAACCTTGGTTTATTCGCACCTGACTGGACTGTATCTAACTTAAGAATTGTAGGTAATACATTCGTTAGTGGTTATAAGTTAAGTAGTCATTTACTTAAAGCTATTCATAGAGGTGATGAAGCAGCATGGAAATCTAAAGAAGGTAAGGTTTTACTAGCTGCCTTTAAGATGTATGCTGGTTATACTGGGAGAGCTTCAGTTATTACATCTGGTATGTGGTGGGCTATGTCTGAAGTTAATAATACTTTATTTGATAGCCCTGAACCTACTACTGATAAACTATGGGACTTCTGGTTTGGTGAGAAATCTGGTAAGTTAGACTTAGGTAATGGGGAAGGTATGGTTATCTCTAAGCAGATTGCTGAACCTATTCACTGGATTCAACACCCACAACACACATTAATGAACAAATCTTCTGTTGTACCTAAGACTATAATGGAAGGTATGTTTAATAAACAATGGTTCTCAATGAAGAAAGGCTTCCCAATGGGACCTAGAATTATTGATGAAGATGGCACTTCTCATACAGCTAAGTGGATACTTGGTAAAGCTGTACCTATTGTAACTAAGCCTATGCTTGACACTAAACTAAGCTGGTATGAAAAACTTCAGAGAACATTCTCTGGATTCTTTGGTTTCCCTCAATATGGTGAACCTGGGAAATATGATTAATTAAAAACGGAGAAATAATATGGCAACAGAACAACATCCAATAGGAAGCATAGTATCAGACGATGATGGTAATCAATACGTTATGGAACAAGGCGGATTAAGAATGCTCGAACCTTACGAGTATGTAGGTGAAGGGGGTAAGATAGAGATTGACCAAGACTATCAAGATTATATGGGCTGGGAGAAGTCTAATGGCGGGGATAATTATGACGCAGGAGAAGTTGACGAATCTAAACTAAATGAACTTATTCAAGGTGATGCTAGATTGACACCTCTAGCAGGTACTCCACATCCTACTGAACCTTATACTTATGCTGATGGTCAAGGTGGTTATTGGTCTGACTCTCCTTTAGTTAATGAAGTAATGCCAGGTGAGACAGGTATAGGTGATGCTATTAAATGGTTAGCAGAAAAAACAGGACTACCACCTGAGGCTGCTATGGCTATGGCAGCTATTGTTAGTAGAAACCCTAAGCAAGTTAAAGAAAGTGTGACAGGGCTGTTTACACCTAGGAAGACTAAGAAGAACTTAACTGATAAACGAGGTACTAAATCAGGTGAGGTAGTTAAAGGTGGTAAGAAAGGTGATACTATTAACGCTAAAGGAGACTTTGGTAAGCGAAAGGACCAAGCTAAGTCTCAGCAACATATGCAAAGGAACTATGGGAACGCTGATAAGAATACTAAGCAGATTACCAAGGTTGATGGTAAGGGCGGTCCTTTAGTTAAAACTAACAACGGTGTGACTAGGAAATTGGGTTTAACTGACCGTAATAAAGAGTTAGCCACAGCGGGTGCTCTAACAGGTGGTGTGATTGCTAATAGATTGTTACGAGGTAATCGTAATGAACAAGGTGACTTTGTAGTAGCAGACCCTGTTATCTCTAAAGATGACGGTAGCCCAGAAGGTAATGAGCTTTTCTATGATGGACCATCTGAGCCTCAAGGTAATCAATTCGGTTATCATAAGAGACCAGGTCAGAACTTCTGGACTATAAATGACTCAGACCCATACTGGAATACTCACGAGATGGGTACTGGTAGTGCGTTTGAAGATTCAGCGCTTAAACAACAACCACAACAAGAGTTAAACTGGGATTTCTGGTTTAAATAATAGGAGAATATAATGTCTATAGCAAGAGGTATGGCTAAAGCAGCTAAAGCACAGTCAAGAGGTCTAATTGGTAATCGTAATAAACAAGGTGACTTTATGCCTGAGGAAGTACAGATGGAAGGTGTTCAGAGTTCAGTTACTCCTGATGTTCAGAAGTATATTGAAGATGTTAAAGCTCAGATTGATGAGATAGATGCTCAGATTACTGAATTAGAAAAACTACCACACGAGCCTCTTGTCCCTTACGACCCTGATAATCCAGGTCCTGGTCAACAAATAGTTAACCTAAAGTCAGAGAAGTTAGATTTACTTGAAGAGACTATCACTAAGTTAGAAGAAGAAGGCATTGAAGTTCCAGACGCTTTATTACAAGAAGCTTCAATAATAGGTAATGAGAAAGCTAGAGCCTTATCTATGAATAACGCTACAGGACAGCCTAGATATGCAGACCCTGAGTTAGCTAGAACTTAAACCCAGACGAATCTAGACCAGCTACCTTTAGTTGTTCTAGTAAGTCTACTTCTGTACGATTCTTACATCTCTTTAAGTAGTGATTGTAGGCATCGTCATAGTTACCGCCTTTAGAGGCTACTTTATCTGCGTAATCTTCAGCTAATGCCTCACATAATTCTTTCTTGTTCATCTAATTCCCCTTGTGTGTATTCAATTCTTGGAGATTCAGAATAAAACTTCCTAGCTTTAATCATAACTACTTGCTTATCGTTCTCATAATAGATACCTTCAAGTGAATCTAGTATGGCTTTACAGTAATTATCTAAGTCAGCATTGTTATCACAATACTTTCCTACCTTGGACGCTTTCTTCTTCTTAGACCAAGACTTAGGTATCTGGATATAGAAGTCTAATTCAATGTATATGAGTTTGTCAGTAGGTATGAAAGTAGTATGCTTAGTGATGTCAACCATAGCTTGTTTAAAGGCAGAGTATTTCTTTGGAAAGAAGGTACTCCACCTAGTAACTCTAGGTCTTGAAGCTGGAACTGGATTGA